GCTGTCGTCTGATGTGTTCAGATCACGTTGCGCCCATGAACGCATAACGTCATGTGGCATGTATAGACCTTGTGGGTCTGCGCCAGCACGTTTCGCTGCTTCTTGTGATGCTTCAAACTCGAAACGTGCAGCTTCTTGCGCGTTACGGTCTGTTGGGTTTGCCATCGCACGGATTGCGTTCATCAAAGAGAAGTTACGAACTTCTTTCTTTGTTAGGCCAATCTCTTGTGTGTCTAGTGGCGCGTTTCCAATCGCTTCTAGCAGTTCACCACGGAACTCAGCTAGTGAACGACCATTTTTTACAGCTTCATCTGCCATATCGCGCTTGTTGTGCTTTGCTGCAAGGCGATACATCTCTGCTGTATCTTTAGCTGCGGAACGTGCTGCTTCTGCGCGAACCGCCTCTACGTCTACTTGTACTTCTTCTGACATAGTAGTTTCCTCAATAAGAGTTTCTGTTTTGGGTTTTGCGGGTGGCGCTTCTGCTGCACGACCTACCCCGACTGTCCTGTCTGCGGGTATGCTTACAACCGAAACCTCCATTGGCAGCCAATTATCAACACGGTAGCTACCCGTCTTGTCCTCGACCATTGAGTTGACATGATAGCCAACAGAAATGTTGCTTCTGATACCGTCCACAACATCTTCGAACACATCTTTGGCAAGCCCATTTCTTCCGAAACGAACCGTCGCACGCAAACGGCGTGCCGAGCCATCGAGGCGAACGTCCTCTACTACGCCAATCTGCTGGCGTGGATCGTGATCCAGCAGCAGCGGCATAGTGCCTGAGCGCGCAAAGCTGAGATCAATGCTGCGCTCATCGTGATCTAATACTTCTGTCCCGAAGCTGCGCTCAACAGGTTCTTCGCTCGATACAGCGATCTGAACTGTGCGCTTTTCTTCGTCAACAACTTTTGTGTCGAAGATCATACCGCGCGTTTCCATCTTTTCGCGGTCAAATCTATTTTCGACTTCGGCCTCTTCAGTCTCCAAAACCTCTTCAGTCTCTACAGAAACTTCTTCGATGACCTCTTCTCTAACTTCATCAGTCATTGTTTCATCCTCAATATCTGGCGATATTGTATCAGATTTATCCATATCTTGCATAGAGCGTTCCTTTTCTAAGCGTTCTGCGATCCTTTTGCTGAAAGAGTAGCCTGCGTTTCCACCCCACAAATCCCACGCAATGCGCCAAGCTGTCGGCCCGCCATCAGGCTCTTTTGCAGAATAATGCTTGGCTTTATTATTCTCATGGCGGCTAAAGAAACTATACATCCGCTTTACTGTCTCATCAGACAAGTTATCACGATTAGCTATATTTCGCGCACGGGCAACGCCTACATCTGTGCCACCACGGCCATATTCACGACGCCATTCAAGCGCGCGCTTGGCGGCTGTCACCATTCCATCAGTCGGCTTGTTCGGCATCTTCACCCTCCGCTGGAACTGGCAATTTATCGCCAAACGGCTGATAAGCCATACTCAGACCAAATTCGTCAGCCATTTCTTTGTCACGCTGGATTTGTGCAAACGTATCTTCAGCGTCACGACCATAGTTGGCAGCAATGTCTGAGTGGGAAATGATCCCGTTCTGCAAGCCTACAACCGCTGCATTCATCTCTTTTAGCGGATCAACCCACTGGAAGCCGCGACCACGCCAAGTTACGTCCTGCGTAAATTTGAACATCTTTGTGTCGCCGTTGATCGGGATATAGCCAAAGCTCATCACATGCTCCAACCACATGCGATAGAACGGATCAAGGAAGTGATCTATCATAAAGCGATGCAAGGTTTTATAGAAGTCACGCTCTTCTAGCGCGCCCTGACGGATCGAAGAATAACTGGTTCCCTCAAGATCATTTGCCAGTGACGTATAACTAACTCCAAGCCCACCCGCGATCCCGCGCAGAATGGACTTCTCAAAGTCAGCAAAAGCAGAGGTTGGGTGTGTCGGATCAAAGGGAGTAAACGACACACCCGCTGGGAGTTGGTGGAACGTCCCAGCTTCAGCGTCGTACAGCGGAACGACGCTATCTTCATCGTCATAACCGTCGGCGGTGAACCCATCGCCTGCGGGTGACGTAAAGAAACCCATCTTTGCGGCACCAGTACGTGCAGCAATTAGTTCCGCTTCCCTATACCCATGAAGCATTTTAAGTGACGTAATAGCAGCAGATGACCAAGGCACTCCGCGCGTTTGCCCTGCGCGCTCTGGCCTAAAGATATGCATCATTTCTTCTGCTGGAATTACGTCATACTTCCGCTGATTAGCTGGAAGCATATAGTCGTAATCACCCTTGTGATATGTCAAAACATGGTAAGCAACAGGACGCTTTGTGCGGCTGTCTAGCTCTACACCCATGCGAATTTGGTTGCCGTTAGGCGCTAGTTCGTTCTTTTCTTCATCAACGCGATCAGGTTCAATAATCTGAACGGCAACCCCGTGGCGCAAATAGTTGCCTTTTACGACCTGAAGGAACACTTCGCCATCGCGCGCCATTCCTGTGTTGATGTGATTACACAAGTCAACCATTGACATGCGGCCATCTACAGTCGGCCCACCCATACGTGAAAACTCGCGCCATGCGCTTTCAACGATATTATTCCCAGCGCGATCTAAGCGATTGTCTGGATTGCGCCCACGAACCTGTACGTTAAATCCGTTTTCTCCGACAACATTAACGCGAAGAAGCTGAAGATAACGACGGAAATATTCATTATTTCGCTCAAGGTCACGACTGCGATTTCTAATATCACGTAAAGCCCAGCGTATCTCACTATCTGCGCTCCTGTTAGAACCAGTAAAGTCGCTGAATAAGCGACCCTTAGCTGCTGCTGCATAATTTCGTTTCTTTAGCGGCTTTTGCGCGCGCTTGAACATATCCATAATGCCCATCAGCTAAACCTCACTTTTACTGTGTGATGCGTGGATTTGCCCAGCTTTATCCGCTCTAATTGCTTATGACGGTTCACTTTAGCTTCGTATTGGTCATGCAAGTCTTGTAGCTCTTGATAACTGTACTTAGTAAGTGATCGCCCAGCGATACTATAGCTAGATACATCAGCGTCAGCTTTGCCAAGCAAGATTGTCTCAATCTTAGCAAGCATCTTTTCTTCAAATAGGCGCGGGTCAGCCTGATTGTCGTCAAGGTCAACAACAGCCGTAAACGCGCCACGATCTACGACAACACGATCACCTGTAGATGTTTTAGTTACCTCAAGTTGCCAGTGGTAATACCCTGCGACAAAATCTGCGGATGTCGCGCTATCTACGGTAATCAAATAAGTGCCGCCAGTTTCCGTAGCGGCAACCTTGATCTCACTAGACCCGCCGCCAGTGATGCGTGCTACATATTCAACGGAATACTCAGATAAGGGATAATCGTCTACTAGATCGCTTCGCTTCCATTGAATGAAGTCACCTACCACGATCTCAGTTGGTTCGCCTTCTCTGGCCTGATCCGCGTCAAATAAATTCGCCATCACGTATATCCATGCACAAAACTGTTTCGACGCGGCACTGCTGGACGCCGACTAGGGGTGGGTTTGCCCGATTGTACCCTATTTTGTGCCTGTTTGTACAGCACCTCAGTATTGACATTCAATAATGATAGTGCCGCAGTCGCATACACACGGCAATCCAGTGCTTCGTTGCGCTGCCTAATCTTAACCCACTCTCGCCTCGGGCGACCCTTAAAATACTTCACCACGCGCTTTTCAGCCGTCAACATCCTAAAGTATTCCTCGTGTCTGCCTGTGGGGAAATGGCAATAGCCTTCACCCTCGTCTTTAATCTTCAGCCTAGCATACACTAATTCCTTTGCAGTATCTACGCCTACTGGGAACAGGTTAATCTTGCCGATATTATTCTTTGTCGGCCTGCCTGCAATTGGCTTACCCTCACCACCAATACCCTTGATCGCGAAAATGCGCTTACCCGCTCTTGGCCTCACATAGTTGTAAACTTGCTGGGTATAGTGACCGCCGCTGTCAATGCAGGCTGATCTGATAATCATCTCGCCTTGCGTGCTATGTACGAACTTTTGTTGCAACACTTCATCCAACTGGTGCCACAATTCAACGCTAGAAGGATCGCCGTAGATCGTATTGTAGTCAATTGACCAGCTTTCCTCGCCACGACCCCATCCGACGATCTCATACTCCAAGCGGTCATCCTGAACGTCAACGCCAGCGGTAATTAGCAGGATTTCACTGTCTAATTCGTCGCCAAAGTCCTCGCGGCGCTCAATTAGATCATATTCGTCAAGAGTTTCGCCTTGATCGACCCAAGTTTCGCCCAAAGTGGTGTTTACCCATGTTTTTAGCCGCATTGGATCGCGTTTTGACGCCAAAAAGTCTAAAACGATGTCTTGTAGGCTCGTCCAAGGCGAATAAAGCGCGGAAATATGAAAACCCGCTGTTTTCCCATCTCCATCGCCAGTTTTTACCCATTCACCCTTCCGAATTGCCCTATATCGCTCCGCATCACCCATTCCGCAGCCACATTCGTCGCAAATATACTCAGCAGTATGCGGTTTTCCGTCATCCCAGCGCACGTTAGCCCACTTCAGTTCCAGTTTAGCATCACAGTGAGGACAAGGCACCATAAATTTACGCTTATCGCTCTCTTCATATGCCGCCTCGATCCGCGAAGCGCCCTGTTCTGTCGGCGTGCTGACCAGAATGATCTTTTTGTTGAAGAATGTCGTCGCACGCTTCTTTGCAAGCGACACTGGATCGCCCTCAGTGCCAGCAGATATAGGGTAGCGATCAACCTCATCGCATAAAATCAGACGACAAGGCCGCGAAGCCAAGCTGGACGGCGAATTTGCACCGCAAGCAGTGATGTGGCCGCCAGCAAATACTTTGTGCAGTGTCGTGTTGCCGCTGCTGCGGCTCTTCGGATCGCCAATCTTGTCCCACAGAACTTGCGTATCGCGGATCGCGGGCGCAAGTCTGTCCTTGCTCCAAGTCTGCGCCATCTCCAATGTGGGCTGAACAACCAGCATAGGCGCTGGGTCTTGGTGTATGTGAAAGCCAACAACATTGTTGATAAGCTCAGTCTTGCCGATCTGAGCGGCAGTCATCAGCACAACTGTCTCAATGTCAGGATCGCTGACAGCATCCATCATGCCGCGTTGGTATTCTGCACGCGCAGTAGACCATTTACCCGCTTCAGCGGAGCTTTCAGACGATAATTGACGAAACTGGTCAGCCCACTCACTTACTGTCAGCTTTGGCGGTGGAGCCATCGTCTTGCGTAACGTCGCCGTCAGCCTGCGATCCAGCTTCCTCTTGTTCGTCGTCTTGATCGTATCCAACCAACTCACTTAATGCTTCCTCTATCGCAGCTTCCATGATTGACTTGGCTTCCTTAACGTCAGCCGCAGCATGTACTTCTGCCGCGATCTTCGTGGGAGCAGCTAGTAATTTAGTTTTACACTTAATTAGCTGTTTCTCAAAACGCTTTACGATGTGGTCAATGTAGACCAATTCGCCGCGCTCAATCATGTTTTCCATTTCTTTGGCGTCTGCTTGCTCTTTAGCTAGGCGCGCCCGCTCTTCCTGCAAGTTCAGTTCGCCCGAATATCTGCCAGCCGCCATCTCGCGTAGGTGCGATATGTAGTCCAAGCGGGCTTGGCGAAGATCGTAACCCTTGCCATTTA